GTATCCGCACCTCCCGCTTTGTATCCCCAGTTGCCATCCGCGTCTTGTCCAAAAGACAGACCACCCAAATCACTATTTAGTTCGTTACGACAGCGGGTTTATCGTTCGCTTCTTGCACATAACGCGCATGCTTATAAAGCCGCCGTCTCCGCCGACCATCCAAAGCAGCGTATACCATCTAACTTATGCGGACATATAACGACGGTGCGATGCACGCACCTGTTCTTTCGTAACCGTACAATATAGCCGCGTTGTCTCGATCTTTACATGTCCAAGCAATTCTTGCACCTGTTCGATCGGCATGCCCATACGCAGCAAATCCGTGGCGCTTGTCCGCCGGAACCTGTGCGGATGCACATTTTCTACCCCAGCAATGGCTCCGATCCTACTCAAAATATTTCGGATGCCCGCTCTTGTCAGGCGCTGATGTGGCGCCTTTGCGCTCACAAACAATGCCGGGTCATTATCATTTCTGCTTTCCAGATATTGCCGCAGATGTAAATGCGCCCGCGCATTCAGGTACACTTCCCGTTCCTTGTTCCCTTTACCGAGCACAAGCACATCGTCAGCTTGCCAGCTTACATCTTCCCGGTTTAGCTGGCATAGTTCAGATACTCGGACGGCGCTGGAATACAAAAACTCCACGATCGCAAGATCACGTTCCCTTTCGCATGCACAACGCACTTTTTCTAGTTCTTCCGGGGACAGCGGCTTTTTTACCACCTGCCGATATTTTATCGGTTCCAGTCCGTCCACCGGGTTCCGCAGAATCACTTTGCGGCGCTGCAGCCACCGAAAAAAGCAATTAAATACCAGCCGCATATTGTTCAGATATCTGTTCGATACCTTGCGTAACGCACGATACTTGTACATGTACGCAATCAGGTCGTCGTCCTCTATATCTTGCACATTCTTTGCAACATACGAGAGCATTCGGCTTAAATGCAAATTGTACTGCTCTATCGTTCCCGTGGACTTCCCGTTTTGTCGGAAACCATCCAGATACATTTGCAGATAATTTAACCAGTTCTGATCCGTTCGCATCAGAGTGGTTTCTTTCTTGCGAATGTCGTATCCGCACAGTTGCACACGCACAACCTCTTTCAGCCTCATTAACTGTTCCTGCGTCAAAATCGCCGTCATTTCCCGCAAAATATCCATTACGATTTGTTCTTTCATGGCGCACCTCCTGCCACAAGAATAGCAGAACGTAGCTTCTAAAACAGCCTGTAATGTGGCTTTTCTTCCTTGAACAGCCAATATCTAAGGTAATCGTCCAAAATCACAGCCATACCTGAAACAAGTACCCACAACAGCGAAAACGGCAAACATATCTGCCCCAAAAGATTGAGTGGCAGATGGGAATAGTCCCAGACATTCCAGCCAAGCCACAAGTTTACGATACAACCGGAAACAAATTCGATCCCGGTAACCACAAAGCTCCCGATAATGCACTGTTTCCAGAAAGCCATTTCCCACGGAATAACCTCGTTTATAAGTCCAATCAGGTAAAAGCATAATCCACCAACAATAAACATTGTCCAGTGGCTACGACCGCGGGTTACAATTTCCAGAAGCGTATAGATCAGACCGCCGATCATCCACAAGATTAGCGGTCTTACCATTCTCATGTATTCTGAGCCGCAAGCATCGCTTTCAGCGGCGCACTCTGGTACTGCTCCGGAATGTCAGTTCCGTACTGGATCGCCGCCACAGCAACTTTATCTTCGATACTGCGGATGTAAATTCTTAGATCGCGGAAATAAGTCACATGCCATGTCACAAATTCCATAGCCGCGGTTACAATCAGAAGCATATCCGCATTGCTGTAAAATTTGCAGTGTTCCTTTTCATCACTGGTGTGCCAAGGGATATTTTCTGCGCCGGCTGCTACCTGCGTCTGCAACCCCATCAAGCTGGTCTGATCCTGCCCGGTAAGCGTAAAGTGTTCGGTTGTTCCGTCGCTAAGAGTAACATCCAGCCCGCTTGCAATAATGCTCTGCTGCAGCGTATTCATTTCTGTCACTTTCGCCTCCTGTACTTCCTCTAATGTAGGTACATATTCAAAAGTCGCATGATACACAGTGCTCTCCTTTACCGCTCCGGATTCCGGGATTTCCGGAACCCATCCCACGAATACATAATTCTGTTCCGGTTTCGGTGTAGGTATATCCAAATCCGCATAATCCTGCACCACTTGATCTGTCTCGCCGTCTAAACTTCCGCCTGCTTCCGCCCGGAAAGAAATAATCTTCTCCGGCTCCGTGTACACACTTCCATCGTTCGACAGTTCATAGCCGTTTTTTTCCGGACAATTTCGATATACCGTAGTATATGCGCCATATTCTCCGATAAGTAATTCCCCTTTGTCATCCAGATAAGTGTCAAAGCCGCTTGTATTTGTGGATATAGCTTCGCCAAGAGGAAAGGCAAGCGAAACAATATTTCCTTTCGGTTCGATGAGGCATTTTACAAAGTCTTTTGAATTTCGGAATTTAATATATGCCATATCATTTTCCTTTCATAGCAAAAAGAACCCTACTGGGTTCGTTTACGGGTTACTTCATTAAGTAGTGATTTGGGCGGCTGCTCTCTGGAGCAGGACGGAGTCGATTTTTACATTGTAGGTGCTGATGCAGTGCGAAAAAAATTGGGTGAAACGCCAGAGTATTCGGTTCTTGACTGTGGCGGAGTAGACTTTAAAGAACACGAATTTGGACAATGGCATCACGGATATCATTTTACAAAAGTATCTGAAATTCCTAATTTTGGATCTATGGTTCATGGAAAAGATTTCTTCATTGAAGTGTACAATGGAGGAACGAACCAATTAAACGCCGGTATCGGTGTTTCCTATGTAAAACATAGCAACTCCGAACTTGTAATGACATCCGTTAATGGTTTAAAAGGTCTTTATGTCAAAGTTTATTATATTAACAACAGGGCAATACCAGCACCGTCTTCTTTTCTTAAATCAATCGATTTCACGATTGCATCTGGAACTGCCACCAAAAATATTTTATTGGCTGATATCCCTGATGCTGGAGAGATTGTTTGCGCTGGTCTTGTATCAAGAGGGTGGGAAGGATGGAACGCTCTTAACGTGACATATACAACAGAATCCGTAACAATCACCTTTAGCACCTCAAACAATAGCGGAAATGCGTATGGATCGGAGATTGTAAGAGTCTGGTATCGCTAATATTACTTAATCATAAGTTTGTAAACATGTCCGTCACCAGTTCCTCCGTGCCTAAAATTAACTTTTCCGTTCAAAACAGGGTTCGCGATTAGCGCGAAAGAATAGCTTCCACCCGGCTTATTACATACAATGGATGGGCCACTAACCCCGCTAAGTTCGATCGATACCACGCTACCAGCCGTAACCGCGAATAGTGCAAGATAAGAGTAAGCCGCATCTTCCGCGGTCATTGTATAATAATGTAAAACGTTCGGGTTTCCAGCAGCTACAACATACGGAATCGAAATTCCGTGTTCGTAATCAAAGTCCGGATCACCTTTAAAAGGGGTTACTGTATCCGCACCTCCCGCTTTGTATCCCCAGTTGCCATCCGCGTCTTGTCCAAAAGACAGACCACCCAAATCACTATTTAATTCAGTCAACAGAGCTAAAAGCTCTTTTTTATTTTAAAGGAGAAAGAATATGGACGCACTTATCGAAGCGTTTGGTAGCTACAGCATAGGCTCTGTTATTGTGCTAGTAGCTGCCTTTATATTTTTGTACAAAATCTACCGCAAGGCTGCGCAAGCAATCGTGGAGCAGCATGACACAAAAAAAGCGCAGGACGAAAAGATTCAGAAAATTTTGGATCAGGAATCGAAATATCCGGAATGGCGCAGACAGTCGATCGGCATACAAGAAAAACTTACGGATCGACTGGATAACATCGAGCAGTCGCAGAAAAGTGTTATCCGCCGGCTGGAAGAGATCGAAGCGGAACGCAAGCGGCAAAAGTGTAATGAGCTGCGTGACAGGCTGCTGCAGGCATACCGGTACTACACAAACCAGGACGCGAACCCGCGGTGTGCGTGGTCGGAAATGGAAGCGAGTGCGTTCTGGGACATGTTCGGAGACTACGAGAAAAACGGCGGGGACGGGCATATGCACACTGTTGTGCAGCCGGCCATGAGGGCGCTGGAAGTAATTCCGATGCACGAAGCAGATCGGGTCGTGGAACTGATGCAGAGCAGGAGATGAAGCAGATGCGGAAACGGAAACATAAAACGAAAAAGACATGGTTGTGGGAATTTTCCAAAAAGCTTGTGGTTACATGTTCCTTATTGTATATCATAAGCTTTTTTTATGCCTGTGCAGCTATGTGGTACTTTCAGGATTTTGCATATCTTGGGACGTATATTGAGCAGGCATCCGACATTCTGCGGACGTGCGTATTCGGCTATTTCGTAAAAGCCGGAATCGAGAACGTATTTAAGATTAAATCGGGAAGCAATGACAATGATGGAGTATTTTAAGAAAGCGAGGAAAAATATGAACTACACAGAACTTATCAGCCAGATTTTACTTATTGTAGGCGCTCTGACGGCGCTGGTAAATATCGTGACCGAGGTAGCAAAAAGAACGTTTGACTGGGTGCAGGGGTCGAAGGTAATTAACGTCTTTGTGTTAGCGCTGTCCCTGATCCTTACCGTGGCAGTCTTTACGGCATACTGGCAGATCAAACAGATGGAGCTTGCATGGTACGTCATCGCAGCATTTATTATTGTCGGCTTTTTAGTCGCCTATGCAGCGATGTTCGGGTACGACAAACTTTTGAGTTATTTTAAAAAGGAGGGCTGACGATGGCAACACGAGAACAGGCATTGGGTTTTATCAAAGAGATTGAACCGATCAATCAGAAAGTGAGAGTGAATGATGGGAAAACTGGTAATTGATATCTCTAAGTACAATGCCATTGATATTGGCAAATTGAAGGGCGTTGTTGATGGTGTCATGATCCGGTGCGGATACCGTGGCTATGGGTCAGGGAAAATTGCAGAAGATTCGAAATATCGAACGTATGCTTCGGAGTGTGTAAAAAATGGTATTCCATTTGGTGTCTACTTCATGTCCCAGGCAATCAATACAGCAGAAGCCGCGGAAGAAGCAGAATACGCTGTCAAAGCTGCAGAAGACTTTGGCGCAACGCTGCCGATTTTCATTGACTCAGAAGACGGAGATGGTACCCAAAAAAAAGTCAGGGCGGATGGTCTAACAAAAAATGAAAGAACTGCTATCGTAAAAGCATTCTGCAAACATGTCAAAACGCGTGGTATGAAGGGCGGCGTATATGCAAGCGACAGCTGGTTCAAGGATTGCCTAAATTACCCAGAACTGGTTCAATTTTTGATCTGGGTTGCGAAATACGGCAGAAATAACGGAAAGCAGAATACAGATCAGAAACCCATATACGTCACGAAATACGATATGTGGCAGTACACAAGTAATGGAAAGATCAAAGGTGTTACAGATAAAATTGACTTAAATGAATGCTATTTTCTGGAAAATTCTTCCAGAGCATCCGGTACACTTTATGCTGCGGTTGCTGGTTTTTGCAATACGGCGGCGGAGTGCCAGGCATTCCAGAAGCAGCTACAGGCTGCGGGAATGATTACGCAGGTCTGGGAGGTAAAACCTGTTAAGAATATTTCGTGACGGAGGGCAAAATGGAGATGAATTTGCAATTTTTTGGCGGACGCGGTGGCTCGAGCGGAATGAGTGGCGGCAGCGGAGTAATCGACAGGGGCGCCAAAGAAAGGACCATCGAAACTATATATAGAGAAGCACGCGGGTACTCTTCTGGGTATTACAAAAGCGATATCTTAGAGGCAACTGATGCCGGAAACGGAGAACTTGCTTTTGTATATGCCACCCCGGCAGAAAGAGACAAAACAGCGAAGTCAAACCGGACGCAGTACCTTACCTATAAATTAAAGGCAGGAGCCGAAGACGGGGACGTGTTTGGTGTAAACTGGAACAAGGTCAAGTCCGTTTCCGGGCAGACATACGGATTACGAACTACACTTAAAGACAAAGGTTTTAAGTGGGACGGAAAAGAAAAAAAATGGCGCTTGTGATTCGCCATTATAAGCTAATTTTTAAGGGGACAAGTATTTGCTTGTCCCCTTTTTATTTATCTGTTTTCTGCAATTTCTTTCTGCATTTTCAATGCTTCTTGGATCTTTTAGCAGGGATTATTTGGGCAAAAATAATTTGACAACTGATAAAAACCAATGTATTATAAAAGCGTAGTCACCGCGTAGCGGTGTGGATTGAAAAAATATATTTTCAAACATAAAAAGAGCCGTTAGGCTCTTTTTATGTTTGAAACAATTATTTCAAGCTGAGAACGACTTCCCATTCGGTCAAAGCGCCCGTTGTGTCGAGATATTCGATGGGGAGTCTTTTAATCTCTCCGTTCGAATACACATATCTGTATTTTCTGGTATCTACGATGCCTTCGTGTTTAACTTTTTCTAAAAACTCTTTTTTCATTTTGTTTTCCTCCTTATCGGGTGTTTCCTGTTCCTTATGATGATATAGTAGCATATATAAGCATATATATCAATTGGGGAAACTAACAAATATAAGCGTATATATTTGTTAAAAATGTATATAGGCACATATATATTCGCGTGGTAAAATAATAAACACAACGGAGGAAATGCAGATGGGAGCGAAATACACAGAAGGACAGGCTAGAGCAATTGAAAAGTACATGCAGGATAAGCAGGTTATAAGAATAACCGTGCAAAAAGAAAAAGCAAGAGAGATAAAGAAGGCAGCAGAAGCAGACGGAAAGAGTGTAAGCAGGTTTATAATGGAGTTGATTGACCAGAAAATGGAAGCAAATAACAAGGAGGGATGAAAAGTGAGAACGATTGGGAATGCTTACAGATGTTATCCAGAAAAGGGAGGAATAAAAGTATGTTTAAACCCGCATACATGGAGATGCGATCCGGACGAGACGAAAATAGTGCTTCTGGAGGGCGCGGAAATAGTGGAGCTGGCAAGCGGAATGAAGGCGATAGAGTATAAAAGAATGATATTTACGGATGGCGAAATATACACCGATGGAAACAAAATAATTATTTACCTGTACAAAAGCGGAGATGTGCCTGGAAATCCGACAGGAAAGCCTGTACAAGTTGCGGAAGAAGTATTTGGGTAAAAAAGCAGCGCTTATAATGCGCTGCCATAAAAACAGGTTTATGGGATAGGGGAAAGAGAATGGAAAGAATATGCGTGGTATGTGGAAAAGTGTTTAAATGCTCGCCGTCGGATAAAATAGTGACGTGCTCGAAAGAGTGCAGCAAAGAAAATAAAAAGTGGACACATGCAGGAAAGTCTAATGTGTGGGCGGAAGAAAAAAAGAAGAAAATAAGCGCCAGAGGGAGAACAGAAAATTTAGAAAAAGGAACGGATGCGGCGAAAAAAAGTCCTAAAAGTGGCAGATTTGAGACGAACGTTAACGCAAAAGAATGGCACTTAATATCGCCGGATGGAAAACAATATTTTTTTAAGTCGTTAAACTTTTGGTTAAGGGAAAACGGAAAACAATTGTTTGGATGCGAGCCGGACAGTAGGGAGTTTGCAAATGTTAGATCAGGGCTGAGTGGAGCAAAGCGCGCAATGCTGGGCGGTAAGTATGGGAGCGTAACATATAAAGGATGGCAAGTAATACCGGTCGCAAAAAGCGGTTCGGTAAAGCGATAACAATGGATACCTTTTAACGTATTTTTTGAAAAACTTTTGCAAAAACTTTTGCAAAAAGATTTTTGAAACAAAACAAGCGGCTTCCGAATCCTCGGAAACCGCTTATTTACTGGCTTTTTAGAAGAGCGACAGACGGGGCTCGAACCCGCGACCTCCACCTTGGCAAGGTGGCGTACTACCAACTGTACTACTGTCGCATTTT